ATGGTTACTTCCTTTATCCTGATTGCATCTGGTACATGCGGGGACGACATTCGTATTAACGTCTTCGCCCCCAAGAGAACGAGGATGTACATGGTCCAGAGTAAGTTCGTGTAATTCATAAGTTTCTCCACAATAAACACATGTGCAGCCAAAGTGTAATTTAATACTGCGCCTCCAAAGGCGCTTAGCTTCAGAGGATGTCATGGTTATTAAGTTGTATAGGTAGTGATCAGGAGTTGGAAGTAATGGGGTCATGCTTTACGTTGTTTACCGACACGTGCGCGATTTTTAGAGGCAATTTCAAGAGTAGTAGATCCATCCCGTTTATGGGATACATCTCTACCATCTCCATTACCGTAAGTACCACGGCGTCGGTTTTCTCTATTTAAAGCAGCCCTTTTTTTAATTTGTAACCTTTGTCCATCATATTCTCTTTGGTATGATTTATAGTTACCGTTAGCAAATTTAGGACCACTATAATTAGATGTGCGAGCCATATAACCTCCGTTGGACTAATTCTGGGTCAACAGTTGGCATAATGTTAGCCAATTTATCAAGTGAGTTTCCATCAAAGGCAACTCCACTAATGTCATTCTTTGCTAGCCAATCACAAGCTGCCTTAAGATCTTGTGTAGTTGCCTCACCGGATTTAACACGGTTTAGAAACTCATTAGTAACTAGATTGTGTAGCTCATTAAACTGTTCTTCACTCGCTTTCTTTTTTGACATCAGTTTTCTTGGCTTTAGTTTTTTTTACTACGGGTGCTTCAATTGCATACCATGTTTCACCTGGTTCATGTACAAGGTGTGATTCTGCACGTACTGCTTGTTCAGCAGTTTCAAACGTCCCAATTATTTTTTTGGTACGAAGATCAACAATTTTGTAAGTCATTTTTTAATTTCTAAGAACAATTTGATCTAGTTTGTTTTCAATACGCACCATATGATCTTCCATACGTTGAACCATTGTTGATAGGTCAGCTTTAGATACATAGTCCTGAGCCACGCTAAGTTCAATAGCGTCGATACGTCTGTCAAGACCACTAATGCGATCATGTACATTATTTATTCTGTTGTGTAATCTGTTATTAAGTGCAGCACCTCCAGCGACTATTGCTATTGCTACACTAACAAGTGCTTCCATTATTCAAGTGAAACGATAGGTACGATGTCGTGGCAAAGCATTTCAACACGACTGCCAGGTCTAAAAGTAAACCCAGATTTCATAATTTCTGTACATTTAAGTGCACGAACAAGTTCGTAATCAAGACGCATCTTTTGTTCGTGTTTTCTGGCGATAGCTTTACAGGTTTCGATCATGCCACCATCTAGTGGAACAGAAAAATTTAACTGTACGCCGAAGTTATTGCTTCGTACATACCCAGTGTGATCGTGTGGAATAGTATCGTTGCCCATATAAAAGGGCGAAAATTGCATGGTTGTTCCATTACAACTACTGTTTGCTGCAAAGTATTGCCGAGACGGTGCTCCATTGTTCTGGAATTGCACAGCTTGGTTAGTCACATTGCCCGTTGCAGCGGCAACCGGGTTAGATGTATTTTGAACCTTTGGATCTTCGTTATTAGCAAACGCTGGGTTTACTGTGAAAAGATTGATAAGGATGTAGTAGTAGACTGCTGATCGATAGTTTCTTCGATCTCGGTTGTAGAAATTACTCCCGCTGCTCGGGTTACGACTTCTAGTTGAAATGGATCGCCTGCAGTATGTACTGAAAAGGTTGTGGATGAATTTGTAATATCTCCACTTGGTGTAACGTTTGTTCCAGACCATGATGAATAAGCACCACCAAGGGTTTCGGTTTCAATTGTTCTTTCAATATCAATCGTGGTGGTAGTAGTCGATTGCATTGAGCCCTGAGTAAAGTTAGGTGTAACTTGTGCTGATACTGGACTAGCTAAAAACAATAAAAGTAGTAATCGTTTCATTCTTCTTTCTTTTTAGAATCAGGAGATTTGTTATTAGATTTACTGTTGGATGTAGTTAAACCAAAAGTAGCAAGTGCACCAGTAAAAACAGAAGCAACAAATGTTATATCACCACCACTCTGACCTTTTTTGATCATTGGTAGTTCAACATAGTTAAGAGTGATAATAAAACCACTCCAAATAACAACACCTAAGCGGACGAAAGTTCCAAGGATTTGTAATTCATCTTCTGTATTTTCTTTTACTTTGGCTAAGAAGTTTCTAGAGTTTTCGGTGGGTTCTTCTTTTTTGTTATTTTGTTCCATACTTGCTTAATTATGGGTTTCATAATCATCACTAAATATTTGAATAGTGATGTCGCAGCAAGGGTAGCACCTACAGAGATGAATGCTGTAGTCGCTGCAGTTGTCATGATCGTAGTAGTTGGCATTGGAACTTCAATGTCCGTAAATGGAACCTGTACGATCTGAGCTTCCGGTGGAGTTATTTGTGGTGTGTGTTTAGGTGATTTAGTTTTAGTAGCTTCAGCTTCTGAAGAATCATCAGGGTCGGTACCCTCAATACCTGGAGGTGGTCTTAATGTATTTGGAGGTACCACTAATGGCTTATAAGACGGCACATCAGCTCTTGGCACCTCAAGTATTGGTATGGGTAGAAAAGGAGCCTCAGGAAGGCTTAAAGAGGGTAGTTGTGGGGGATTAACCCACTCCATTACTCATCTCCAAACAAACCGCGTTCGATAAAATCGACAGCTTGATCATCTACTGTGTTGTCTGTTGTAGAAGCCAACTTACGTAGTAGGTCAACAATTAATCGTTTGACATTTGGAGAGTGGATAAATGAGAATAGAATTGGACGGATAAGGGTTAGCATAATTAAATAGGTGTAGGCCATGCCGTAGCAATGGCAGGGTTAGTTACGTCGTTACCATCAGAATCTTTGACGGTAGGTTGACCAAATAGAAGTTCTTTTAGAGCAGGTACATCAGCGGCATTGCTAATCTCTGTCTGACGTGTATTACAGGAAGTCCTTATAGAAGCTCGGTAAGTTTTCCAAGCAGATGGGATGTTAGTTCCAGTCTCTTTAGCTTTAATAACACGCCAGTCACTAGAAGTTAGGAGTGAAGCTGCAATGTCACTTTGAGTATCAGACCACTGTGTTTTTAATTCGTTAAGATCTTTAGGTGTTGTTGTATTCCAGTAGAAACGTTCGTCATATGTGTCTGGATCAGCAACTTCACTAATACCAATAGCTTTCTTTTCGTCCAGTGAAGTCAACCTCAGCCAATTCGCTGGATATTGGATATCATTATGTGTAAATGCCTGGTCATACGACAGGGGCTTTTCATTTAAAATAAGCATAGTTAATTAGTTAGCGAGCGCGTGCAGTTTTAAAGGGATGTTCGGCTACGGCATAATATACATAAGTAACACCGTTTGAGTTGAACCTGGCATTGCTATTTCTTAGCTTAAATCCATTTGAAAGAATGTCAGTATTGTATGCACTGTTGGTAAATTCTTGCTGATTTGTATTAGCCTTGATAAGAAAATTACTTACATTAAACGTTGCGCGTGCTGTATCCAAGATAACCCAATCTTCGCCAGAAATACTAGATGCTCTTAGCAATATAAATGCAGGACGAAAATTTGTATTTACAAAAACACCGTCTCCTGAACCATTTCCTACATATGAACCAACGGTGGAATACCCAGGAATTGATGATATGCAATAGGCCAAAAAAGTATTATTTACGTTATTTGCACCTGACGTAAAAACAGTAGATGTTGGAGCTGTGTCGTTCCAATAGTTAGCGCTAGTAGCTGCTGCATCTTGACCATCTAATTGTAGTGCTTTAGTCCAGCCAAGACTTTGATGACCAACAGTCCAACCAACGGATCCTGTACGTCCTTTTAGAATTATTAGTTCTGCCGCAGCGTTTAATCCCGTACCGATCGTGGCAGTCCCAGAACTTTGACCAGTCCAGGTAACAATCGAGATTCCAGCGTTTGTGTTTGCTCTAACTTGTGACGCAATGCTGCCATTGTTGTTAGTTACCGTCGATGTCCCAGCGTTCCAATTCCAACTAATATAAGCCTCGCTGTTGGTGTTGTACTCAACATCAGCGCCTAGGCTGAACCCATCTGACGTAAACGCAGTAAGTCCATCTGCATTCGTGTCCTCAGCATCAGTAGAATTACTTTCTAATTCTTTAGTTACGCCACGCACGATATCTACCAACTTATGGTTATCAGCTTCTGCTCTGTTTTTAAGCCAGGTCCAGGATGGTGAAAACTCTAGTCCCGAAATGCTTTGCGTTCCACCGTTTCCATCATATGTTTTAGCTGCAAACTGCTTACTGCCTTCTGCAATAGTTGGATCAGGTAAATTATTTGTGCATACGGCTTTGTGTCCACTATTTGGTGTGCCACTAAATGGTCTCTGTCCAAAATTGTATGAACCTGCAGCGCTTGTAAAATTGGCTGCTGTTCCATCCCAGTTATAACCAGTCGTTCCAATTTCGTAATACCACTGACCAGATCCTGGAATAATTGTTGGCAGATCACTGCTGCCACTCGCATCTAGATTCCCATTCGTTAACGTAGAATGACCAGCGTGCAATGGGTTTAACGTAGCAAAATTGTTTGAAGGAGAGTCAGTTAAACTGTCGTTACCTACTCCAGCGGCAACACTTAAATTGTTAGGCGTCCAGTTGTTACTATTTCCAGAAGTATCTTTTCCTAATGTTGTTGCAGTTGCAGCGCTGTTATCTGCAAACAAAAGCCTAAAACCATTTGTTCCGAACGTTAGGCTAGCAGTATCAATAGCTTGCCACACTCCATTATCGTCAAACGCCCCAAATGATGAAGGGCC